GAAACTAACGCACCTGCTGAATATACAAATAAAATTACAACAAGTGTAGATAGTTTAAATGAATCAATGGATAGAACATTTGGTGGTGATATGAAAAACAAACTTACAACTTTTGCAGATAGTATTAAAACAGTTGGTGAATCAATGGCTGATGTTGTAATAAAAGGTGTAAAAGGTATGGAAGATGCACTTGTAGATTTTGTTACCACTGGAAAAATGAATTTTAAAAATCTTGCAAATAGCATTATTAAAGATATGGCACGTATAGCAATACAACAGTCAATTACAAAACCATTAGCAGGGTTTTTAGGTGGTATGTTTGCTAAAGGTGCTGCATTTGATGGTGGTTTAGTTGATAAGTACGCTAAAGGTGGTGTTGTTAATAAACCTACATTATTTAAATATGCATCTGGTGGCAGTGGTAACTTTGGCCTTATGGGAGAAGCTGGTGCAGAAGCTATTTTACCTTTAAAACGTGGTCGTTCTGGTAACTTAGGAGTTGAAGTGTCTGGTGGTGGCTCTACTAATGTTGTTGTTAATGTAGATGCAACAGGTTCTGCTGTAGAAGGTGATGAAGCCGAAGGTAGAGAACTTGGTCAAGTTTTGGCGGCTGCTGTTCAAGGTGAAATAATAAAACAACAAAGACCAGGCGGTTTATTAGCAGGTACAGCATAATGGCAGCTTTTCCTACAGATCCACAACCTTCATATTCAGCACAAAAAGCTAGTACACCTAATATGAGGGTCACGCAATTTGGTGATGGATATCAGCAACGTGTTCAATACGGACTAAATCAAAATCCTAAGACATGGACATTTAATTGGAAAAATATTACTGAAACTGAATCAGATACTATAGAAACATTTTTAAACGCAAGAGCAGATGATCAAGATGCATTTGATTACACACCAGTAGGAGAATCTAGTTCATCTAAATTTATTTGTACAAGTTGGACAAAAACTATAAATTATTATGATAGGGCAACTATTAATGCAACTTTTCAAGAAGTATTTGAACCCTAATGGCAGTACCTGTTTCCCAGCTGCAATCAATAAATCCTACTGCAATTATTGAATTGTTTACCTTAACATTAGATTCAACATTACATGGTGCTAGTACTGTTTATAGATTTCATAATGGCGCAAATCAAAATTCAAATGGCGAGGTAGTTTGGGCTAGTAATACATATCAAAGATTTCCAATCAAATGTGAAGGTTTTACTTACAATGGGACAGGAACTTTACCAAGACCAACAGTTACAATTAGTAATATTTTAGGTACTATTACAACGATTTTAGCTGATGTAAACGCAACAACCTCTGGAAACGATTTAACAGGAGCAAAACTTACAAGGATAAGAACATTAGCAAGATATTTAGATGCTGTTAATTTTACAGGCAATACGAACCCCTATGGTACACCCGATCCCACCGCAGAATTTCCACAAGAAATTTATTTTTTGGATAGAAAAGTTACAGAAAATAGGGATGTTGTGCAATGGGAGGCAATATCAGCTCTTGATTTAGTTAATGTCACGTTACCTAAAAGAATTGCTACAAGAGCTATTTTTCCAGGTATCGGTACTTTTAAATAATGACTTGGAAAGTTGCAGCGATAGAACACGCAAAGCAAGAAACACCACATGAAGCTTGTGGTTTAGTTGGTGTATATAAAGGAAAAGAAAAATATTATCCTTGTAAAAATCTTGCTGAAGATTTAGAAGATCAATTTATTATCGATCCTGATAATTGGGCAGATGCAGAAGATGAGGCAGAAATAATAGCTGTATTTCATAGTCATCCAAATTATCCCTCTACTGCTAGTGATGCTGATTTAGCAAGTTGTGAATATTTAGATTTACCTTTTTATATCGTTACACCAGAAACAGAGGAATGGTCATATTATGAACCATCAGGATATAAAAAAGGATTAATTGGGCGTGAGTGGAAATGGAATATACAAGATTGTTGGAGTTTAATAGAAGATTGGTTTCAAGAAAAAAGAAATATTTATATAAAACATTGGCCTAGACCTAAAAGCCCTAAAGAATTTACTGAAAATCCATTATTTGAATACGCTTTACCTAAATTAGGCTTTGTTGAATTAAAAAATACGATAGATTTAAAAAAAGGTGATGTTTTATTAATGGATACAACTAATACAGGCAAATTAGATCATGTAGCACTATATATAGGAGACCAAACAATACTTCATCATTGTGTGAAAAGACTCAGTTGTAGAGAAATTTTAGATCAAAAATATATACAATGGACAAAGAAGGCTTATCGTTATGCTTAATAAAATTAAATTATATGGAAGATTAGCTCGATTTATAGGAGAACGTACTTTTGAAGCAGAAGTAAAAACCCCTGCACAGGCATTTAAATTTTTACTCGCTAATTTCCCGAAATTAGAAAAACATATGCTGGAACAAAATTATTGTGTAAAAGTCGGTAATTGTGAAATTGATCAAGAAGCTTTAGAACATCCAATAGGGAAACAAGAAATTAAAATTATTCCAGTTGTTACTGGTGCAAGAGGTCTAACAAAAGTTATTATTGGTGCTGTTATTGTAGGTGCTGTTATATCAACAGGTGGTATTGGAGGAATAGGTTTTATGGGTGGTACTGGTTTTATGGGCGTTGCTGGTAATATTGGTGTTTTTATGGCTTTATCTGGTGCTGCTGAAATGCTGACACCAACACCAAAACCGCCTGGGGTTTCAGATGATCCACAATCTGTAAACTTTTCATTTAACGGCGTACAAAACACTGGAAGGGCAGGGGTACCAATACCTGTTGTATATGGTGAAATGTTTACAGGTTCATTAGTAGTATCTGCTGGTATAGATACTGTTCAACTAGAGGGGTAAAACATTATGGGTACTATGAGGATAGATGGGGATCTTGCAGATTTTAGAGATTCACCATTAGGACAAGCATTTCCGCAGTTACAAAAGTTACCATTAGATGCTTTATCTAGTAAACAACATGTCACAATCGTGGATGTACTTGCAGAAGGTGAAATAGAGGGCTTTCCATCTGCTGCTGGACTAACACAAGGAACAACTGCATATAATAACGCAGCTTTAAAAGATATTTATTTAGGAAAAACTCCAATATTAAGGGCTAATGCAGATCCCAGCAATCCACAAGATTCTGATTTTAATTTTCAAAATATAAAATTTTCTCCAAGATTTGGTACTTCAAATCAAACTTTTATAAAAGGTATATCAGATATTGAAACTGAAACAGGAGTCAATGTACAAGTTGTTAAAGATACTCCTGTTACTAGAACAATATCAAATTCCAATATTGATGCGATTAGGGTTACATTACGATTTACTGCGTTAACAGAGGTAAATGATGAAGGACAGACTTTAGGTAGAACAGTGGATTTGACAATAAAAATTACAGATAATAATGGTACTGTTACAACTCCAATTTCAGATAGAGTGCATGGTAGAAGTTTTAATGCTTACAGTAGAGACTATAGAATTGATATTGCATCAGGTACAGCATTTCCAATATCTGTTACGGTTACAAGAGTAAGTGATGATTCAAGTTCTAGTCGTATAAGAGATGATTTTTTCTTTACTTCTTTTACAGAAATAATAGATGAACAACGTGCATATCCAAATATTGCTCATGTAGCATTACGTTTTGATTCGGAAGCCTTCCCAAATATTCCTTTGAGGATGTTCAAGATTCGTGGTACTAAGATAAAAATTCCGCACAATGGGTCAGTAGATTCTACAACAGGGCGTATAACATATACGGGTACTTTTAATGGAACACTCACAACAACAACACATTGGACAAGTGACCCTGCATGGATTTTGTTTGATCTTTTGACAAACACTAGATATGGATTAGGTGATCATATAACAGAAGGTCAGCTTGATAAATTTGCTTTTTATTCTGCTTCTGTTTATTGCTCAACATTAGTAGATGATGGTGATGGTGGAACAGAACCACGTTTCTCATGTAATACTGTTTTACAAAAAAGAGAGGATGCCTATGCAACTATCAATGCCTTAAGTTCTGTTATGCGTGGCATGACTTTTTGGAGTGCAGGGTCACTATCCTTATCAATTGATCAGCCTACAGATCCTAGCTATTTGTTTAATTTATCGAATGTATCTCCAGAAGGCTTTTCATATCAAGGTACAAGTTTAAAAACAAGATCCACTGTTGTTTCAGTATCTTATTTTGATATGGAAAATCAGGTTTTAGATTATGAAACTGTAGAAGATACAACTGCTGTTGCTAAATATGGAAGAATAGAAAAAAAAGTTACTGGTTTTGGTTGTAGTTCAAGAAACCAAGCAAGAAGAGTTGGTAGATTTATATTATTTGAAGAGCAAAATTCTACAGAAACTATTTCTTTTGCGACAGGACTTGCTGAAGGCGTAGTAGTAAGACCAGGGCAGGTAATAGAAGTAAGTGACCCTGTAAAAGCTGGCAAAAGGAGAGGTGGTCGTATAAACGCTGCCACAACAACAACAGTTACAGTAGATGATACGGCAGCAACAGATCTTGTTACCACAAATAATCCAACATTATCTGTAGTTTTATCAGATGGTAGTGTTGAAAGTAGATCTGTTTCAGGGATATCAGGAGCAGTAATTACTGTTTCTTCTGCTTTTTCTTCTGCACCAAATGCCAATAGTGTTTGGGTTTTACAAAATGACACATTACAAACATCTACATGGAGAGTTATAAGTGTTAGTGAAACTGAAAATCAGTACGCAATAGTAGGAACTTCTTATAACACAGGTAAATTTGCTTTTATAGAGGATGGAACCGCAATACCTGAAAGAAAAGTTACAACTTTAGTAGATTTATTAGACCCACCAAGCAATTTAGCAGTACAAGAAGAATTTTATGTTGAAGAAAATAAAGCAAAAAATAAAATATTAGTAACTTATGAATCTGTTTTAGGTGCTACTGCTTATCAGATTGACTACAGAAAAGATGGCGAAAACTATACAACAGTAACAACAAGAAGTAATGATTACACAATTTATGATGCGGATGCTGGTGTTTATGACATAAGAGTTTCTACAAAAAATGCACTTTTAGAAGTTTCACCAGAACCTACTGTTACGGAATTTACAACTGTAGGTAAAACTGCAATACCAGCAGATGTACAGAATTTAAAAATAGAACCATTATCAGATGAATTTGTAAGACTACGTTTTGATCAGTCAACAGATGCTGATGTTATTCATGGAGGAAACGTTGTAATACGAAGCTCTAACCTTACAACTGGTGCAACTTTTACAAATTCAGTTGACGTAATCCCAGAACTGCCTGGTAACGTTAGTGAGTCGATTGTGCCAAATATTGTAAATGGTACTTATTTTGTCCGTTTTAAAGACGATGGGGGGCGTTTAAGTTCTGGTGATGCATCTGTTGTTCTTATATCTACAACACCTAATACATTACCAAAACTTACAGTTTTAACTGATAGAGAAGATTTAGATAGCCCACCATTTCAAGGAACTAAAGTAGATACCAGTTTCGATTCTTCAGTAAATGGTTTGATTTTAGGTGGAGGAGTATTACTAGATTCAATTACTGATTTTGATCAGATAACAGATTTTGATGACTTGGGAACTATAACTGCAACATCAGGATCATATTCTTTTGCAAATACCTTAGATTTAGGAGGTAAACAACCATTAAGACTTCGTAGGCACTTTGTTACGCAAGGTTTTTATCCTAATGATTTATTTGATGATAGAACAGCCTTAGTAGACACATGGACAGATTTTGATGGTGTTACTGCTGTTAATGTCAACGCAAAATTATTAGTAGCAACAACTGATTCTGATCCAGACACCTCTACTGCTGGTACTTATGCAATTTCTGGTACAACTATTACCATTACAAAATCTTCACATGGATATTCTGCTGGTAGTTTTGTAAATGTTGATTTTACATCTGGAACAGGAGTTGATGGTGATTATGAAATACAGACTGTCACTACAAATACTTTTACATTAACTTCTGCAACTTCTTTAACAACTAGCGGAAATTGTACATTTAGTGCAGAATTTTCTGACTTTAATCCATTTGTAAATGGTACATATATTGCAAGAGGGTTTAAGTTTAGAGCAGATTTAGAGTCAGCCGATCCAGCACAATCTATAGAAATTGATCAATTAGGCTATACAGCAGAATTAGAAAGTAGAACAGAAACAAGTCTTGGTAATGCGGGGGCATCTACTGGTGGTTTTATTGCATCAGGCACTTCCACAAAATCTGTTACCTTTACAAATAGTTTCTTCACAGGTCAGTCAGGTACTAGCATTGCAGCAAATTCTGTTTTACCTTCAATTGGTATAACAATAGAAAATGCACAATCAGGTGATTTCTTTACTTTGTCATCTATTAGTTCTACAGGTTTTGATATAGATGTAAAGAATGGATCGAGTCATGTTAATAGAAATTTCAAATATGCTGCAACAGGATTTGGGCGTGGTAGTTAATTTTAAAGTAGGATATACTTAGATAAAAAATTAGATTAGACAATGGCTCAACACGATTATGTTATAGACAATGCTACTGGAGCTAATGTCAGGGCTGATATTAATAATGCATTACTAGCAATATCTTCAAATAACTCTGGATCATCTGCACCATCTACAAATTACGCAAGCCAATTTTTTGCTAATACTTCAACAAGTATTATGCAGTTAAGGAATACTGCTAACAATGCTCATATAAATTTATTTAGTCTTGCTGGCGCACCTGCTTTCCCTGTAGATGGAACAATCAACAGTATAAATATTGGTAAGGGTGCAAATTCTGTTGCTGGTAACACTGTTCTTGGAGAAAGTGCTTTAGACGCTGCTGTTACTGGTGGAGATAACACTGCAATAGGAAAAAATGCTCTAACAGCATTAACTTCTGGATCTAACAACACTGCTTGCGGTAAGGATGCTTTAGCAGCAACCACTACTGGAAGTAATAATATTGGTATTGGTGTTGATGCTTTAACATTAAACGAATCTGGAGGTAATAATGTTGCTATTGGTAGACAATCTTTAGATGCAAATACGACGGGAGGTGGAAACGTAGGGATTGGTAAAGAAGCCTTATCTGCAAACACTTCTGGTTCAGACAACATAGCCATTGGTAATGAAACGCTAGATGCTAATACGACTGCTGACAACAACCTAGCCATTGGTAAGTCAGCTTTAGGAGCCAATACTACTGGTGAATATAACGTCGCCCTCGGAAATTACAGTTTGGACGCTAACACTACAGCAGATAGTAATGTTGCCGTGGGTTATAATGCTCTAACAAAAAACACAACTGGTGGAGCCGTTATAGGTATTGGTAGAAATACTTTACAAGAAAATTTAACAGGTAATGACAATGTAGGTATTGGTCTTGAAGCATTAAAAAATAACACG